AAAGCATTAGATACTTCCGATGAAGGAGCATCGTTTGCTATCATATCAATTAACTCAGCAGAATCCATTCAAATTTTATAAAACGCTAGTTATATTTATATCTTCGCTTTCTTGATATCTATTTCGGGTGCTTCAGTTTTACCGCCATTCTTTTCATTATCAAGGTTTGGTTCGGTTTTATTTTTGCCTAGATTACCTTGCCTTTGTGATTCCGCATCTATCGCACCCTGCATCATTTGATTCTGAGTTTCAAGAGGTACACCAATACCTGCTTCATTCTCTTCCTCCATCTCCTGTTGCATCTCTTCTATCTCTTCATCTGTTTGACGTAGAACTTTACGCTTCACGTAATCTCTTGAATAGTATGTGCCGATATATGGTTCTATGGCAACCATGATATTGAGACGCTCAGTCATTAATTCATGGTCTTTAAGTTCTGCAAAGTGGTTGTCATACTTGAAATCAAACTGAATATGCTCTGACATCTTGTCAAAGTCCTCAGGAGTTACAATATTCTTGAGTATCAACTGAGTTCTAAGCAAATCATAGAACAAACCACTAAATCTTTTTCTCAATCTTCCTACAAACTTACTAAACATAAGTTCATCACGCAAAATTTCGGATGATCTACCTAGATTGAATCCATCATTTGCACCAATACGTGACTCAGGTACATTCAATGAACGATATAGTTTCTTCTGGAAGTATTCGATGTCTGTTAGTTCACCTAAGTTCTGTCCACCAGGCAATGTAGTGATTTCTGTGCCTCTACCACCCTCTCTTCTCGGTAACCAGAAGTCCTCAAGCATAGACATGAACTTCTTATCGTCTTTTATCTCACCTGTGTTCGCATCATATACTAATTTGTTACGATAGCGACTCATCACGTCACGTAGATACTGTTCTGCCTTGACTTTAGGTAGATTACCAACGTCAATATAGAATATTCTACGCTCTGGTGCTCTTGAGAGTCTGTATATAACAAGAGAGTCCTCAATCATACGTAATTGATTGAGTCCTTTAATTGCTTTGTGTAGATATGACAGTGTAATTTTCTTATTTCTATCAACAAGACCTGAGTGCACATATGTAATCGCATCTTTTGCAATCTTGATACCTTTACCTGCCACAGAACCATACTTCTGTGCCATACCCTGTGGATAGTAAGTATAAAATTCCTCTATCTTAGTATCTTTTGTTATAGTTTGTTCACCTGAGTATGGTAATACTGGAATACCTTGTGCACCTTTGGCACCTCTTTCCTGATTAGGACGAACTCTCATAAATTTCAACTTCAGAGAGTCAATATATCTTACTTCTTGTATACCCTCATCAGGTTTTGTTGTGTCAATGACCTTGTGATAGTATAATCTACCGTCTGTATACCAATTTCTAAAAATTTCGTGTGCCTTCTTGTCAAATTGTAGAAGATCTTTTACTCCCTTGAACTCTTCTCTTACTACTTTCTTGAGATTATTGCTTACATTTAGGTTATCTAAGTTTATTTCTACAGGACTGTCATTACTGTCAGATACTATCGCTTCATTTACCACATGTTCAATGGCAGTATCACACTCTGGGTGCAATGCCATGTCACGATATCTCTTGATTACATCAAACTCTGTGCGAAAAACACCCTCAATATCAACATACTGACCATAGAAACCAGACGTTAGAAAATAATCAGCCCCGTCCTCATTGTTAGGAGGAACTGGACTGATTACACCTTTCTTCTTATCCTTATCAGGATCCTCAATAGAGAATCCAAACAGTTTTGCCATAATATTTTTACTTGTGTTTTATCTATTATACTACAGAAGCAGCATTTCTGCCATCGTATGCTTCCCACCATTGCACTTGGAGAGTGACTTGGAACTCTTCTATAGTATCTGCTGTGTCGTACGACAATTCAATCGGACTCACAAGACTAGGCCAACAACCATGCATCTTGTATCTTCTTAGAATTGGTAGTGTAGATCCACTTTGATCGCCACGTACATCTAGTTCATTCTCTGCACGACCTAACTGGTTTACTCTCCAGTCAGCGAAGTAATCAGTGGGGTTGATTGTACCAGAACCGTCAGATACCTTGATGATGAAGTTTGCCCAACGCTCAAATGCTTCTCTTAGTTTGAAGTCTCCGTCGTTGATGACTGTAATTGTCCATGGATCAAATCTCCTGTCACCAGCAACTTTGAGTTGTCTACCTCTAAAAGGTACGATAACTTCTTGTATGTTAGATGCTGGTAATTGTGCTCCCTTGATCATCATGCGATGAGTTGTGTTTTCAATCTCATCATCAAAAATGCCGACTCCTGAAGGGAAGTCCATCTCAACCTCAAAGAGATTAGGACGAGCACCACCCTGTACAAGTCTTGCCTTGAATGAATCAATTGATCTTTCGTTGTTGGGAACCGAAAAAATGTTTCTGTCTAATGCCATAATTGTGTGGGTCTCCTATTACACGGTTCCTACGACTTCACTGAAGGAAACTCCAGTTCTCGTAGCAACAAATGTTAGACCAATAAAGTTGATTGATCTTGCTGGTTTGACGAAAATGTCAGCGAGGAATTCATTCCTGTCAATAACATCTGGTGTGTTATTTGTTTCATCACATATGAGTAAGAAGTCTTGAATACCTCTCTTCGCTTGAACATCCCTTAAGAATGGTTCAACAATGTTGATGAAGTTTGATCTAGTACCTGCATCGTTGAGTTCAAATAGAACTGACTTAGCAGCGTTCTCAATCGCTTGTTCGATTGTGATAAACAATCTTCTTACGTTGATTCTGTCAAACGCAGATTCAAAAGCAAGACCTGTCTTATCACCGAATAGTACGATTCCGTCACCAGGTTTTGATGTGATTGGATTGATTCTATTGGAATACAACTGATCTCTCGCATCTTGACCAGGATTGAATGCTAGTTTGATAGCAAAGTTCAATCCACCTCTAGTTGTACCTGCAGGTGAGAACCAAGGGAAGAAGTCCCTATCTGTTCTTACCATACAACCAGCTACATCTGAAGAGGTTGGCATGTAAACGAACTTCCTATTGAACCTATCATACACATATTGGAATCCTGAGTCGAATACCACGTATGATGATGAGGTAAGAGGTGCAAAGAATGATAGAACGTTAGTCAACTGAGTTGCTGAGTCTGTAACGTTCACCACAGATCCTCTGTTGGGTGATATCACCGCAACACAGTCCTTTCTTCCTTCTGCTAGTTGTATAAGTTTATTTGCTTTTGCTTGCTCTTCTTCTTTTGATCCAGAGCATCCACCTTGTAGTAAGAATCTGATGTCACTATCTACAGGATCTGCGAACTTATCGTATGATGTAAGTACATCGCCAAGTGGTGCATTGTAAACACCAACGCCTGTGTAGTCAAGTCCACCCACTAATGAGTAACCTTGATTACCGATAGAACTGAACTTGATGTTCTTAGCATCTTGACCCCATGATCCTTCAGCAGCTGTGATTGATGTGAATCCAGTTGTAAATCCACCTGGTAACACGAGTGTTCCATGATGTGCATCGTCTGCTGCTGTGACATGCTGTCCAGAGAAGATATACTCTGAATTATTTGCTAGGTAATCCTTATAGTAAATTGACTCATTACCTGATGCTACACCGTCTTTTGCTTTTGATAAGTTTGGAAACTTCTCTAAAATAGATCCGACATCTCCAGTGACTCCACCGCCAGCATCAATAATAACAACGTGGAGAGCATCGTTTGCTCCATCTCTTCTGGATACATAATTATTTGTTTTTGGTTTGTTGAGTACAGACCTCCAAGTTATTGTAGCGAAGTCAGAACCACCGTCTGCCACACTTGTTAGTATGTTCTGGCTATTGTACCAATCAGCAGATGAGATTGTTGAACTCTTACCTACAGTTGTACCTGAGTTGTTCACAATGTTGAGCATTGTGCCTGTCTTGAACTCAAACTGTGAGTTCTGTTGGTAGTCTACTAATGTCTCAGTGCCATCGATAACTGTACTTACAACCTTTACATCGATTGTAGTTGCAGTCTTAGCTGTGATAACACCTTTTAGAATACCTGTTGCAGCAGTGACTGTACCAACACCGATAGTGTTTCCTGTCAACGCTTGTGTTACACCGAATCCAACCTTAGTGCTCGCTCCTGATAGTGAACCAGTTTCAAGTGTTGGTGTAATTACTTGGTCAGCAGCATTATCAATGATTGCTACCTTGACATTCTGTGACCAGTGACCTGGGTTTTTTGCAGCCCAATACCAAGTGGTATCGTCTGCCTGATTGTTATTATAATCCTCTAATCCTTCGAGAAGAAGTGTAATGCTTGCTGAACCTACAGCAGCGTTTGCTGTGTTCAAGTCACCACCGACTGATCTTACAACATCCAACTTACCACCGTATGATAAGAAGTTTGCTGCTGAGTACCATGTTTCATAATGATAATCTGTGGTTCCTACACCTGGTTTTCCAAAAACCTCAACCAATTCATTCTCATTGTTTATCCTAGTAATTTCATTACATGGTCCCTTCGCAAAAGGAGCTGCTATACCTCCAACAACGTTCAGAGTAAAATCTACTCCTCCTCTGGTAAGGTCAACCTCTCTAACTGAAATTCCTGGAGATGCTAATCTAAGTGCCATTCTTACTCCCTATGGGTCCTTCTTTTTAGACTGAAATTATTTAGGTTTTTCGAGTGCTGTATACAACTTGCCCCAATCACTTGGTATGTAACCAAAGGTATTTTCAAATTTATTATAGATCCATTTCATATTATCATAAGCATAATTCCATGTTTCATAATCAAGTTCACACCAATCTGAATACACTCTACCTTTTATATCGTTCAGGTATTTTATATCTTGATAACTTGGTGATATAGGGAATTCTAAAAAATCAGACAAGGGTTGTACATCACCTTTATAGAAGTCTTCATTGATAATAAATTTTACCCTATGCTTACCCCAAACTCTTACGTATCTTTCATACAAGTCAACATAGTTTACGTTAGGGTAATCAATATATTTTTTTAGTATTGACTCAGGTGATCCTTCTCCCCACTTAGATTTTCTATTACATATACCCCACAACTTACGAATTGGATCTCTGAATATCATTACTACTTTGATGTCAAAGTACTTTAGTAATTCGTCTCTAATTGACATCATAAACCGTTCTGACAGTTGACTATTTTTATTTGAAAATTCTGCAACTGATTGATATTCATCCTTTACAACATCCCATAATCTTAAATTATAATTAATATATTTCTCAAGACTAACTTTAGTGTGAAGGTATTCATCTATATGTTTTCCACTCAATGATGTATT